ATTTGAGTATAAATGTCCTCTTGTTCATCAAACTTAATTGGTAAATTTGAATCAGGCTGTTTATTATAATTATAAACTCTTAAATTCCATAAAGATTCTGTTGGGTTTATATTTGTTTGTAACTCAGTTATTGAATCTACAATAGAATAATAAATTGCTTCTTGAGAACTTGAACCTTGATAAGCAATATAAGATTTTGTTGGAAGATTTAATATACTTACGTTAGAAACAACAATATCTTGTACTTTTAAAGAAACATTAGGTGTAGCAATATAATCTTGTCCTGGAGAAATAACTTTAATTGATTTGATTACACCTACAGAATCTAATGTTGAAGTAAATGTTGCACCTGTTCCTAATATACCAGGTAAACTAAGAGATGATCCATAAGCATTAGTGTTTGCAGAACTAATTGTTATTGTTGGTAAATCATCACTTCTATATCCTAAACCACCCAATGGATACGTTAACTCGACTGAATTTGGATCAGACACATAGTTAATACTTGTTATAGATCCATTGGAATCAACAGTAGAGATGTTGGCAAAAGCTCCAAAGCCAGAACCCCCAGTAAACACAATGGTATCATTAGCTTCATAACCTATACCACCATTTAATATTTGTATTGGAGATAATACACCCAAACTATCTATTCTAGAATAAATGGTTGGTCCAGTTTTATATAATGAACTTGCAACAATAGTTGGTTGTTGTAATACATTTGTTCCACCACCAGTTATTGACAAAGAACTAATTGGATTCAATTCATATGTGGAAAAATGAAGCGCATTAGCTAAAGTGCTATTTGCAGTTGTTACGAATAACGTTTGAAAATTTAAATTGCTGGAATTTAATGCAGTATTTGCATAAGGTTGTATTAAATCATTTGGTACAGTTACGTTAGCAGATTTTTTAGCATTAGGATCCACAGATACAACCGTTGCTGTTGCACCACCACCATTTTGTATTGCAACAGTTGTATTAGGTGATATAGAATAACCATAACCACCATTTGTAACTTGAATTGAAAGTATTGAACCTTTTGTTGTATCACTAACTTGTGCTGTAGCACCAATACCGGCAGTAGAATTTAGTCCACCATATACAATTGCTGGGTCACCAATTTGATATAAAGAACCTTTATTTAATGGATCAATAGTAATTGAAGTGACTTGACCAACAACTTTTGCTCTTAGAGGTTGATTGTTAAATAATACATCTTGATTGTTACTATCAACTACACGAATATATTCACCAGATTGAAATACTCTATTAATATCAGAAAGATAAATTTCAGTTTTTGTACCTGTGTTTACTGTATTAATAATTGTTGCAAACGATTTTGATGTTTCACCAAAAATTTTATAACCATTAGTTTTTTTCCAATTAGGATCAAGGCTATCAATATTTAAATTTTTAGCCACATACCATGAACCAGCAGAAGCTCTTAAAACTTGGTCTTTGGTATAAAATAAATCAAAATCGGAATTATATAATATTTTAAATAAGAATTGATACGATGCTGGAGTACCTTTTGAATGATACAATTGTCTAGCAATCTTGACGGCTTTTTCTTTACTTAAAAGTGCATCATCTGGAAAGTAAGGTAGAAAATCATTTACAAAGTATTGTAAAAATTGTTCAGTTGTGTGGTCAATGTCATCATAGTTTAATAAATTTTTGGTTGCATCAATGACATTACCTTCTTGCTCCATCCATTCGTAATATGCCTGTAGAAATGCCACAAAGTTGGCATAACTTGGGTCATCCCGAACATACTCAGGAAGTTGTGATGGTACTAATAGTGATGTTTTATAATTATTTGGTATCATTACTTAGCTGAAACGGTAACTGTTATGGCATTTGGATCAAAATTATCCAATGTAATAATTCTATTATACTGAGAAGAAATTATAGTTGATTGTGGATAAGCAGAAACGGTTAATTGTCCTTGACTATTATCAATTTGTGTTGGTGTGAACGCAGTCAACGTAACTATACCGTTTGTATAATCGATTGTTCCAGCATTTGAATTGATAATAGTTTTAACTCTATTTGCATCATTATAATATGTTCTCAATTTACCCAAATTACCAGTTAATATTGGATTTGCTGCTGCACCTTGTCCTGAAGTATCATATTGAGCAGGAGTGATGACAACATAAGCACTGGTATATCCTGAACCAGTAGTCAACATATTAATTTGTTGTATTGAACCATTAACAATCATAGCTTCAGCTGTTGCACCAGTACCATCACCAACAATGGTTACTGAAGGTGCAGACTGATAACCAAAACCAGGATTTAATACACTAATTCCTGTAATACCACCAGCGTCAGTAGGAATTTCTTCAAAATAAACACCACTTACAGAACCAGTTGAACTTAAAGTACTGGAAATTGTAAATGAAGGTGAACTACTTACACCATTCAAGAATGTACCTTTTTTGATAGGTGCACCATAATATAGTTTGTATGTATTTGGAGCATTAAAGGTTGGATAAATCTTTTTCTGTAACTGTACAGAAATTTCATTTGCAATAATCGATGGATTAGCACTTGAAATGGCAGCAGACAAATCAGATACAGAAAATGTTGAATTAAATGTATTTAATGTATTTGTTGTAAACGTAGTGACTGCCGATTTAACTAATGTGGAAATGTTACCAGAAGTTAAAGTTGTTTTTTTAGAATCATATACAACATTGATATTTAATTTAAGATATGTGTAATCGGTATCAACAATAGTAGGTTCAACCGTCATTACAGAAATAGGCTTAATTACATTTTTTATTAATTGATTTTTCTGTATAGTCGTTAGAGTATATGAATTTTTAGGCTTTAAAGCAATAAACACTTGTCCATATACTGGTGGATCATTTTGTTCTCCACCCCAAACATTAACAGCATCAAAATCATAACCTAATTTATTTTGTTGTATTGCTGTAATGTAATCTTCTTTTGTAACTGCACGACCTTGAGCCGCATATGATTTAGGTGCTTGATATTTAATAGAATTAATAGATTCTTTTTCACCACCTTGAGTAGCAGGAATTACACCTGTAATGAAGGCAGAACTACCACCAAAGACATTACTGGTCAACACAAAGTTGTTAGCACCGGCTGCAGCGGTGCCTTGAGTAACCAAATAAGAAAGAATAACAATGTTACCATCAGATAATTTTTTACCCAAAATTCCATCACCAAAACTAACTTCATAATTTCCATTGAGTGCTTCGTTTACAAAATAAACAAGACTGTTACTATCTAACGTCAAATAATCTGTTGCATTATTATATACTTCATAATAAGAATTTGATGATGATTGACGTACTGTAACAACTAATGTTGATGTATCAATATTGTTGTCTGGAACCTGAAAAACATAATTTGGATTACTTGTTGAATTAACAGTATATGCATAAGTTGTTGGAATACCTTGTTTAATTTGTACATTATTAAAGGTTGCTGTTCCATTATTAACACTTATTGTTTGTGCTGTGGTGGTTGCAAATTTGTAGTTTACTCCGTTAACCGATTCTGATAAAAACGTTGTATATGCCGGTAAAGTTAAAGAATTGGCAGTAACATTTGTCAATCTAAGATTAATAGTTGCTGTAGGAGCTGCAGCAGATTTGGGAGTATAATTCAACACTTTTGCATGAGAAACAACAGAACTTCTTTGAACTGCCGTATCCAAAAACATTTCATTTGCAACCATATTCAAATAGAAAGCATTATACTGTGTGTTATAAGCAAGAACATCTAACAGTACTTGCATACCAGAACCTTCAAAGTTATAGTCTTTGAATGTATCTTGGCCACTTAGATATGTGATGAAATTGTTTTTAATATCATTAAAATCTAATCCAGCTAACTGAATATTTGAATTGGCTGCAGCCATTATCTTGCCCTCTGTAATATAATATTAATTGCTGTAGGAGATGTATTGTTTCCAACATAAAAAAATAAATTTACTGAATATCCATTTTGGTCAGGATAGGCAGATACATCTATTGTTGCAATTGTAGCTCGTGGTTCAAAGTTGTTGATTATTCGAACAACTTCATCTTTAATTAGGTTTGCATTTAACTGTGTAATTGGCTCAAACAAAATATTGTCTATTACCGAACCTAAAGTAGGTTGCCATAATCTGTCGTATGGTTTACTTGATAGTAAATTCTTTATTGACCTTGTAACCGCTTGTTCGTCATAACTAAAAGATACATCTCCACTTACAGGTTGACGTAAGAATCTTAAATCCAAATCGGAGTAGATGTGTTGTTTGATTGCCATTCTTTATTTATGTCTAGAAGTGGAACGCTTTTTTGGAATCCCAACTTGTGTCCGAAAAATTTTGTGGCCGGAACGAAAAAAATGAATTTTCCATTTTTATGAGTTCAATTTCTGTTTTAACTCATCCGTACCAATAACATTATTTACCAAATATGTGTTAGTTATACCCATACTGTTGAATTGTGCTAACCGACCACAATCTTGTGCCAATTTACGAGAATTTTGATAAAATGACCAATCGGAAGTTCTTCTGTTTATTAACACATTAGCAGTAGAATTGGTGTAATTTGTAATAATTGTTATCTCAGTTGGTGATAAATTTGAACTTGCTGTATTTCCCATTTCTTCATCCATAGTAATTGTTATACTATTAGCAACTTCATTAGCGTAAGTGGTTAATTGAATACCATTAGCTGTCAAAATATCATCAATGAATAAACTTGTAAAACTACCTAAAATTCCAACGGTATCTGATGGAACACCATCAGTTTTTGATATGTTCATCATATTTAATTGGCCAATACCAGAAGCAGTATCATAAGACGGTATTCCAATATCTTGAACCAAAGTTACACCAGATATATTATCCGTATGTGATTGAAAATTATTGATTGCAATTATTAAATTGCTGGCAGCCAATGCCAAATCAGGTAAAGCTGTATTAGCACTTGTATAAATTAAATTAGCCGCATTAAAGATTGTAGTGTTTAAGCTGGTTGTCGGATTTTTAAAATAACCTGCAGTGCTTACATTATTGTTGATTAAGTCATTTTTTTGCCATTGTGGAAATCCAGGGGTATTTTGTACAATTACATTTAATGTGTTTGCAGCTGCTGGTTGCAAAACCGCAGCTTCACCAAATCTAGATGTTTCAAAATTGTAACCTAGTCTGTCAAATACTGTGCTCATGTCATTTTCTCATTTTAAGGTAAAGGCATTAATGGAATTGGTGTACCTGATGGACCTTTTGGTGTAGGATGTATATGACCATCGTATATACTTCTAATTGTTGGAGCACCACCAACAGGATCCAATAATATTCCACCATAAGTCATTACAGTACCTATTACGGTTGGTGCTGTTATCAATTCTAAAGCAGAAAGAACACCAGGAACAGTAGGTCCAGGAAAACCAACATTAATACCACCAATTGTTGAAATACCGGCAAAAGGATTAGAAGAACCTGGAACACCAGCATGAATACCGGTTCCAGCAGTAACTTCGTTTTCTGATGCAATAGAATCGGCCAAAACTTGGCCATGTACAATTAAATCGCTATTCAACACCAAAGCATTGGCTGCGGTAAGATATACTTTACCTACTGCTTGATTTAATGTTGATATATTTAAATCTGAACCGGAATTGATTGTGGTTTCACCTTTAGTCAATGTTCTAGACCTACCATCAACAACCAAATCATAGTTACCATGAATCCGTTGTGTATAATTGCCTTTTACTTCCATCACAGCATCACCATCAATAGTTACCACACAGTTTCCACCAATGGAAACATTCCTATCACTAGCGGTAATTTCATATCCGATACCAACAATTTTGTGTACCTCCGAGCCGTCAGGATGAATTTCCGTGAACGTGCCTGTTCTATGCTGTATTCTTACTCGTTCAGCACCTGGAGTGTCGTCCATTTCAAAGGAATGACCAGATTCCGTAACAGTTGCTGAATTGTATGGATATTGTGTATTATATGCCGATTCCGGCTCAGTCCATGAATAATCTGAAGATGCCATTTTATCCTTTAAGCCATTTTATATTTGTTAGGGTCTGGTACATAATCAGCAAATGCACTCTGATTCAATTGTTTTTCTTGTGCAGCGGTAAGAGTTGTTGTTTTACCTGAAACTAAAGCGGCAGGAATTGCTGCTATTTTAGTTAATTGGCTGATTGCTGTTGATGTTTGTGCCAAAACAGCTTTTGCTTGAGTTTGTACTTCTTTTAATGTATCGGTTAAACCAGACGATGTTGCATCTTGTGTAGTTGTGTCACTTACGGCCGACAAATATCCTGCTTTAAGTTCAGCATAAGCTTCTTTCAAACATTGAATAAACATTTTAGCCAATTTTTTAGGTAAACTCAAAATATATGCAATAATTTGTTGAATTTTAGCAGCATATAATAAAAAACCTTGCAAAAATGTATTAACATCTCTCATCCATTTAGCAATATCTTGTAAATAATTAGCAATTTTTTTAAAATAACTGGTAATACTACTAGTTCCTGGTGAAACACCAAAAGTTTTTAAAATTGCTTTAATTGCCTGTCTAATAGCCATTACAATTTGGCCACCCATAGCACCAGCTTTATAAAGTGCTTGTTGAGCATATACAACAGCATCACATCTATGTTTTCTGTTATTATTTGAAACTGTAATACTTGTATTAGCAGTATTACTTGTAGCTATACCTGTTGATAAAGAATTAATTGATGATTGATTAATCACCAAACCATCATCTTTATTGAGTGGTACTGGTGGATTAGTTTCAACAATAGTATTATTGACTTCAGTTGTGTCAGCTAATACAGGATCTATTGGTTCAGACATTTCTACCTCTATTAATCAGTATTTGGTGTTGCTGGAACTTCAGGTATTGGGTTGTAATATGTACTTGGAGTTGGAGTTGGATCTACCGTTACAATGTTTGGCATTACACCAAGCATGATTGGCATTTGTGCCGATTCACCATCCATAAAAAAACCTATTACCCAATCACCAAGTCTTGGTGCTGAAAATGATTTTGAATTATTTAATGGATATACAGGAAGAGCCCAAGGTAATTGAGATGTAGGTAACAGGCTTACATTTTCTGTATGCCAGCCAAATATTCTTACTTGACATCTACCAACGGCTAAAGGGTCTATACGGTTTTCAATAACTCCAACCCACCATACAAACTTATCTAAACCAAAAAAATTATTTCTTTCCATTATGCGTCACTTCCCTTAATAACATCACTCCAAGAATTATCTGAATTATCAACACCAGAAAATCTACCAACATTACTTTCTTTGGCTAATTCCATCACAGTTATATAGTCTGTATTTGTAACGATATGTCGCACAGCAGTAATTAAGTATTTACCAGACAATAATGGGTCTGGAGTTCTTTGTGTATCTTTATTGATATTTACAGAAATACCATAAGCATTAAAATCAATCGGAACACCAACTGTTGCTGTAGGTATACCGGGAACAGTTATCTTTATTCTTTGATAGTTTGCTAAAGCAATTTGTGCTACACGATTTGGCACATAATTTTCAATGTATATATCGTGTGCAACAGCATCAGGATTATTTTTAATTGCTGGTGCTCGATTATACTGGTCACTATTAGAAGAAGCCAACCTTAACACACCAGATTCCATGTCATCTGGTGGAGCATCAAACAAATATTTACCATATCTATTTTGATAATTATTTACAAGTGCTTCAGAATTCATTTTTGTAGAAGAATCAAAATACTTATTATAATTAAAATTTGTTACTCGTTTTATTCTTAATAATGGGTCAACTGATATTAATTTATTAGAAAAAGTACCTTTTGATATTGCACTTAAAGTATCAAATTGGTCTAATATTTCAAACTTCAATACGTTATACACTTCTTGTTGCAGTGTACCACTTGAATTTTTTCCTATATTAATATTTTTAGGATTATAACTAAAAGAAGCCCAACTATTTTGTGAATATAAATTTTGCAAAGACGTAAAGAAATAACCTAACGAATTCTCAAAAAATATCATATCTGCACCAGTACCTTTACCTGTACCAGTACCTCCACTCAAAGGTTGTGCATAAGTGGACAACCAGTTAATTGTTTCAAATATTTTTTTATTGGGTAAAACAAAATCATATAGACCATCTGTAGGATCAATATTAATACTTTTTTGTGGTTGTAAAAATGTATCAAAAATATCTTGTACAATATCAGAAATAGGTTGTGCAGTGTAACCTTTACTTATTCTATATTGTTCTGATAATAAAAATTCTTCAGAACAAAAATTAATAGTATAATTTTCAAAAGTGTTATTTACACTAACATTTCTATTTGTAATGGAAAAAATTCTAAAGTTTTTATTAATAACTGCTTCATCTTCTCCAGTTTTCTTAATGGTGATGTGTATAAATTCGTTACCATTTAAAGAACCTGCATTAATTAAACCAATAGCATCAGATATAACAACTTGTCCTGAAATTGTATTATTGTAGATATCTTCAAAATAGTTTAATTCCACCATTTTATCTTTGATGGACAAACTTCCTTCTAAAGTAGGAGTATATAATAGTATATCTTCCAATACATAGTCTGTTCCGTAGACTAAAGCATTAGGGTTTGAAACTAAAGGATTTGCCATGTTATAACTTCATTATTGCTTTTAGTTGAATTTCCATTTGGTCAACATATTGAGCTTTTATTAAATTAATTTTTCTTTTATTTTCATTTAATTCAACTTCGTTGTCGTATATAGAAATAGCTGCTTTATCGATTGTTTCAGTCACAACCACACCGTTATCAAAAGTTAATTCTTGTGTACCAGTCATTAAACTATTGTAGGTATCTTCATCAATTTGTACTCTAATAGTTTGTTTTTGTAAATTATTAGTATCCGATGTTGAGATTATCTTTTCATAATGGTCTACTGTAGACAAAGCATAAGCAATTGCCAAATCTTGTCCGCCAGCAACTTCAGCATATTTGTTTTTTAAATACAATAAAAATTGATTATTGTTTAGTGGCCAAGACCATTGTGGATCAATAATATTGTTGGCATACATTATCATCCAATAACGATTCATATCATTATAATAACGATATGCAATATTTTCTGGTGTATCACCTTCTTTTATATCATATTGATAAAATAACATCAGATTTGTAGACAATGATGATACGAGTTTTCCACGAGCCATTAGATTATTAACAACAACATTATTGCCATTAAAATCTGGTTGTGATACTAGAGGTAATGTTCTAAAATATTTCATGATCGATCCGCCGTACTTATATCATTGACACCAGTAGCAACTTCTCCTGTTCCACCTGGAAGAACCTCTCCGTTTATTAAACCATCGGTGAGTCCACTAGAACCAAAATTAAAATTACTAAATCCTTTTCCTTGAGAATTCATTGTTGTTTTTGTTACAATGTCCATTTCTTGGAACTGTAGTGTCAATCTTGTTTGAATTGGATAACCATCGTTGTATGCTGCCCATCCGTTAGGTGCATAGTCCACATTGACATTTTTTAATACACAATCACCTACTTGAAAAGTTTTAGCTTTTGGTGCATTTGTAATAGTTGAAGCATCACCACCAATCAATGCAGAAGTAAGTTGTGAACCTAGAACATTTGTCAATGTACTTGTTAAAACATTGGTAATCGCACCTAACACACTTGGTTGACCAGTAAATACAAAATTCATGTTGAATATTTGTGGGGGTTTTAAATATTGTCCTTTTGTATCCGCAACATAATCAGGTACAGAATAATAAACAAAAGCATCTACAATTTTTTCTACGGTTTTTGCTTCTTGTGAAGATACGGGAGTAAAAATAAATTCCAATTGAAAATCTCTTAATCCAATACCTTGATAAATTAATTGCATTTGAGGATTAACAACTTGACCAAGAGCTTGGCCAACAACACCTGAACCTAAACCTGTTGCAGCACCAATTGCATATGAACCTAACGCTTTAGCTTGTGGTGATTGTAATATTTGAGCAACATCACCTTTACCAACACTTCCCATAAATTTCTTATCAGCGATAGCATTTGATATTAAACCTTTTGCACCTAATGCTGAAGTTAAACTCATTTCGGTGTAATTAGAATTATATGTTGTATTAACTGTATCTGGCATATACAAAGATATTGTTGCTAAAGGTGCACCTTTTGTCAATCTATATGTACTAGCTTGAGTCAAAGATGTTGCTGTTTGTAATAAATTGGCAGGAGAACTACCTGTACCTCCTCCACCACCTCCACCATTATTATCACCAAATAATCCTAACTGATTACCTAAAAATCCACCACCAAGAAAATTTGCACCATCTGTAAAAGCTTTAGTATAATTTCCACTAGAAACACTTGAAAATATATCTTTAACACCATTAAATAATCCAGCAGCTTCACCTAAAACACCAGGAAGACTAGATTCATAATCAAAAATTGTGAATTGAACCGCATGGCCGTAGGTCGGATTTGTTGCCAAATCTATAGGATACAGTAAATTTTGTGGGTTTATTGGTCCGCCTAATAATTCCGCCAACAGATTCGTTGGGGCTTGAACTCCACCAAAAGATAATGGAGTAATATTAATTATAGCCATTTAGTGTTCCAGAAAAAGAATATACATACTATTTATTACTCTTATTTTAAGGTTTTTCAATATAATGGCTTACTCTGGAAAATACAAACCTCAAAATCCACAAAAATACATTGGTGACCACAATAATATTATCTATCGGTCTAGTTGGGAATGTAAATTTATGGCCTATCTAGACACAGCACCTCATGTAGTTGCTTGGGGTTCAGAAGAAGTTGTGATACCATACAAATCTCCTGTGGATGGTAAATTTCATCGTTATTTTACTGATTTTATTGTAAAATCTAGAACAAAAGACGGTAAATTAAAAACAATGTTGATTGAAATTAAACCCAAGAAACAAACTTTACCTCCAGAACCACAAAAAAGAAAAACCAAACAATATATCAATGAAGTTGTTACTTGGGGTGTAAACTGTGCCAAATGGCAGGCAGCCAATGAGTATTGTTTGGACAAAGGTTGGGAATTTAAAATATTGACGGAACAAGAACTAAATATCTAATGAGCTCAAAATTAACACAATTAGCAAAACAAAAGTCGGCATCTGATTTACAGACGATGAGTCGCCAATCTTTTGATTGGTTAAAAAAGAAGATTAATCAATTAGGAAATGTATCTTCTATAGCATCTTCTATTGTTAGAGAAAGAAGCGGACAATATAACCGTTTTGATGTTGGTGGACTGTTTTTCTTTTATTATGATCCAAAGACTAAATCGGAATTACCATATTATGATAGATTCCCTTTGGTATTGGTATTGGAGAAATATTCTGATGGCTTTTTAGGTTTAAACCTTCATTATTTGCCACTTAACTATAGGTTTATATTTTTGGATAAATTGATGGATTATGCGTCCTTGAACAAAGAAAATGACATCAATAGAATGAGAGTAACTTACGACATTTTAAGTGCCTCCAAGCGTTATAAAGAGTTTAGGCCATGTATTAAAAAGTATTTGAATGGTCATGTCCAGTCAAGGATAATTGCCGTTCAACCAAATGAATGGGATGTGGCAGCTTTCTTGCCAGTCCAACAGTTTAGGAAAGCATCAGCACAAGAAGTGTGGAATGAATCACTAGAAGAAATAAGGAAAAACTAAATGGCAGGTTCCATTGCAAATTTTAAAAGTAGTTTTAATAAAGATGTTGCCAGACCGAATAGGTTTGATGTTACCATTAATATTCCTTTAATTCTTTTACCTTATGTAAAAGATTCCAGACAGCTTTCTTTCCGTTGTGAAGCAGCTGATATGCCAGGTCGTTCTTTAGAAACAACAGAAAGAAAAATTGGTTCTGCACCAACACAAAAAGTACCATATCGTACACAATATAATGAATCAACATTTATATTCATTGTATCAGATGACATGGCAGAAAAGATTTTATTTGAAGGATGGATAGAATCTATCAACCCAACTTCAAACTATAATTTTAATTATAAATCAAATTATGTTACCAGCATTTTGGTTAATCAATATGATGTGAACAATAATTTAAGTTATCAGGCTCAATTAATTGACGCTTTTCCTATTGCAGTTAACCAATTAGATTTAGATTGGTCAACTGATGGTCACCATAAGTTGGCAGTAGTATTTGCATACACCAACTGGACAACAACAACATTGAAAGATATTGTTAAAAATATTGGAACACAGGTTATTAATAGTGCTTTATTTTGATTTGAAAAAGGAGATGTAAAATGGCTTTGCCAAAAATTGATACACCAGTCTACGAACTGAATTTACCATTATCTAAGAAACATATTAGATTTAGACCTTTCTTAGTTAAAGAACAGAAAAATTTGTTAATGGCGATGGAAGCTGATGATAAAGAAACCATTGAAAGAAACATTAAACAGGTATTAACAAATTGTACTATTACAGAAGGTATTGATGTTAATACTTTGCCTGTTGTAGATGTTGAATACTATTTCATCAACCTTCGTGCAAGGTCTGTAGGTGAATTGGTAGAAAACAAATACATTTGTAATCATATTGTAGATGATAAAGAATGTAAAAATAAAATGGAAGTAAGTTTTAATTTATTGGACATTCAAGTAGAACAGAATAATAAATCCAATGATATTATTGAATTAACGGACAAAATTAGTGTCAAGCTAAAATATCCAGAATTTTCATTGGTAGAAAAACTGAATAAAAAACAAACAGCAGCAGAAGTTGCATTTGAAATAGTTGCTGACAGTATTGAATATGTTTTTGATGGTGAACAATATTATTATGCTAGTGAAGAACCAAGAGAAGAACTAATGAAATGGATTGAATCACTACAACAAGAACAGTTTTCAAAGTTGGAAGTATTTTTTGATAATCTTCCAAAACTTAAAAAAAATGTTGAAATTAAATGTAGTAAATGTGGATTTGACCACAATATTGAGTTGGAAGGCCTCGAAAGTTTTTTCGAGTAACATTTCGTCATGACAATTTGAGAAATTACTATACAACTAATTTCTCTTTGATACAACACCATAAGTATTCTCTCACGGAACTTGAAAATATGATACCGTGGGAGAGAGATATCTATGTGAATATGTTAATACAGTATATTGAGGAAGAAAACGAGAAGATAAAACAACAACAGGCATCAAGAAAACGATAAATGGAAGATTACGAATTAACTCCTAAAGCACTTACTCTTGCTGAGGAAAAAGGTCAGCAAATTAATGCTATGCCATCTTATCAAGACTTTATGCAATCTTCCATTTTAGGAGGTTTAACTTCTGCATTTAAACCTAATCCTAGAAGAAAACAAAATTCACAACATACAAATATTGGACCTAAAGTTTTTCGCCAAACCAGAAGAGGTGATTCTACTGCTGACCTTTTGGGTAAAATGTATAATTTCATGTCATTATTGGAAGAATACACAGAAATAGAAAATAAAAAAGATGTCAAATATAGAAAAGAATTTACAGAAAGAAAAGATAGACAATTAGATGAACTCATTAGTGCTTTAGATGGAAAAGCACCAGAAGGAAAAAAATCTAAATTTGGTAGTAAATCAAAAATGGCCGCCTTAAGCGCTTTAGCTTTAGGTGGCGTTTTGTTATCTAAAGATGTTTTTGCTAAATTTAATTTAGATTCAATTTTTACCACCGGCAGCGATAAAGCAGGAAGATTAGATACAGTTAAATCAAAAGAAATGTATGACTATCTAACTAAAGAAAAAGGTCTGTCACACGAACAGTCTATTGGTATATTGGCCAACATTCAAGCAGAATCTAGTTTTATGCCAGGAGTTATTGGTGATGATGGTACATCTGGTGGTTTATTTCAACATCATAATGAACGATTTGAAGAAATGAAAAAGTTTGTTGGTAAAGATTGGCAAACAGATTGGAAAAAACAAATAGATTTTGCGTTACAAGAAAAAGAAGGCAAAGAATATACTGGTAAAACATATAAATCTTCTGAAGAAGCAACTAAAGAATTTACTAGAAAATTTGAAAGACCTAAAGAACCTGAAGCTCAAGCAGAAAAACGAGTCGCAAACATACCAAATATTGAAAAATCTATAAAAGGTGAACCAGTAACACCAAATTTAGTTTCTCCTATTAAAGGTTCTCCAAACATAAGTTCTGGTACAGGTGAAAGAGTTAATCCTGTCACAGGAAAAGTTCAACATCACAAAGGTATTGATATTGTTGCAGCAACTGGTACGCCAGTCATGGCAGCCAATTCGGGTACAGTAAAATCAGGTAGTGATTCTGAAAGAGGTAACTTTGTTGAAATTACTGGTGATGATGGTACTGTAACAAAATATTTTCATTTAAACAAAATACAAGTTCCTGAAGGTAGAGTGGAAGCAGGTCAAGTAATTGGTGAGGTAGGCTCTACAGGTCGTTCAACCGGACCACATCTTCATTTTGAAGTGTTACAAAAAGATTCTTCTGGTAAGTTATCATATGTAGAAAATCCAGAAGATATATTAAAGCCCGTACCTGAAATGCAGAAAGTGTCTAAAACCACACAAAAATCAGGTCAACCAATTAATGTTTCAACAACAAATATACAACATGGTTCAATTACTGTTGCTCAAAATATTATACCTAAAAGCAATAGACCAGCAATCATGGACATACAATACGGAATAGCTTAAGATGGATTATCAAAAAGCCTCGAACATTAGAAGAAAGAGTTTATTATCTCTTATTGCTGAGAAAAAATTTGAAGAAAATCAAGGAATTGGTTCTTCTATTGGTGGAGCCATATCAGATAAATTTAAAGCAAAAGCAATAGGAATACAAGAAAGTTTAGACCCGTTAAATTTTGTTCGTGCATTAACAGGTAAAAGCACATTTGGAAAAATTGCAACAACTTTAGCTGGTCGTTTAATGGGTAGAAGTGATGAATCTATTGGTTATTTTGGTGGTTACGAAAGAAATAGAAGTAAATTAAAATTGGATGATATACCACCAACAGACGAAACATCAAATCAAACGATAGTAATAAATCCAACTGCAACATCAGCAACTAAAGGAACTTTGGTTTCTAGACCAACTGCAACATCAGCAACTAAAGGAACTTTGGTTTCTAGACCA